GGATCAAATACTGCACCATCTTTGAAGGCAGTAAGTAATTTATCTATTACTAATTTCTTGTTGTCGTGAGGTAATAATTTACATTTAACTTTGTTAGCTAATAAACGTAATTGAGTTATTTTATATTTATTGAGCCATTCTTCCGACGGCTTAAACCAGTCTTTGGCAACAAGTATATGGTAGTGGTCTTTCTGCGACTGAAAGGCTTGACTCTCACCCATCGAAGCCACAAGCCCTTTATAAAGTACATTGTGGAGATCAGCAGGTTTTTGGTTAATGAAATATTCCAAAGAATTGCATTTATTAGTTTTACAATACTTAATAATTTCTTGAGTAAGATTGTCAAAGTAATCATCGTCAACTCCTGTTATTTTATTAAAAGGTGTATCTGTGTATGTTACAAAATACTTACTTACCTCTGAGTAATTGTCAGCAAAGTATGATGGTCTGACTACATTATTACAAATCATTGCAAGAGCAACGTGTCCTTTTGTATATCCATCGCCAGCTTTCCAAAACTCTGAACGTAAATAATTATAATATAAATTATGTGTAAGTTCACGTTGAGGATTAGACATATCTACTAAACCAAGTTCTGGTATTACTCCAGATTCAATAGCATCTAGTTCCTTTTGTGACATTTCTATTTTGCTTCTGTATTTCATAATCCATAAGTCACCACGTATAGGACGATATGTAATAACTACATTGATGTCTTTCGGATCTAAGTCTTTTTCTTCATTTGAGTAACATTGAACTAAATTTTTAAGCAACCCTTTTATTTCTGATGGGTGGCAATCAATTACAGTACAATCCTTGTGTTTTTTCCTTAAACTATTGGCTTTTTCTTCGACATATTCTAACTGTATAGCCAAGAACTTTTTCATGTCAGCTACATATTGGAATTCACTAAACAAGTCTCCAGTAAACTCTATAGTCTTATATAGCCTATGTGTTTTTGGTATAATAACCTTAGATGAAATTAACTTAACTTCTTGAACTAAGTCCTCTATATCATCATAATTAAATCTACCATTACAATTCTTGTATAGCTCATCTTGAGCTTCATGGTCTAAAACAGTAAATAACTGAGCAATAGATAAATTGAATTCTTTATTTCTAAAAGCTTCTTTAACTGTAGTAGATAACTCAGCAAGCTTTACACGTTGCATAACCCACTTGTTTGTTTGTCCCCAATTTGAGGCAAGCTGGTTATAATCCATTTCTCCGTCTGTTAATACGTTATGGATAGCTTCAGCTTCGTCTAATGGGTGCATGCCTTCTCTAAGCATATTAGCCATAGCACCAATTTCTGTGGCATCATCTTCAATAAGCTTACAATCTATTTCTATAGCAGATGATTTGCCATGTATTTTGCATAACGCTTCATAACGTCTGTTACCATCTATTACATTATAACCAACACCATTCTTCTGAACGACTAGGTTATGGAGTAAGTCCCTGGATTTAATTGAGGCGATAAGTTTATCCAAGTTATCAGCTTTAACTGTTCTTACATTGCTTGGATTTGGTTTTAGTTGATTTAACTGTATTAACAATTTATTCTCCTTTAGTTAATGTTATCATTAATATGGAGATATGGAGTTAGTGATGTTCCCCCATATCTCCTTTTTTTATTAAGCAGATTTTACTTCTTTTGGTCTATTAACTGCTTTTTTAATGAGCTTTTCCAAACCTTCTTGAATTGGAGTTATAGCTTTCAAAGCTTCATCAGCCATGCTTATACCAATTGGTTCAGTTGTTTCGTAATGCTGAAACGTACTGATGTTAGCTTCATCGCAATATAATTTTATTGCTTTTAAATCTGCAACACTCATTTCTCTTGAGTTTTTTTCGTCAACATCTATGTAAGTTGTTTCGATTTTCTCAATCTTAATATCAGGACTGAAAAACATACCAGCAAACTCTATTAGTTTAGGATTGTTTCCTGATAGTAAATAGTTTGAATAACCTATTTTTAATCTTATATTCATTTATTTCTCCATTATCTTATCGGTTATATATTTTGATACAAAAGCAACTGCAATCCACATAGGTGCTGCAACAACAGACACAACTAAAGTTGGATTAATACCGACACCCATTAATAATATTAGCAAAATTAATGATTGTATTAAATGCACAGTCACAAACCAACCTATCCAGTTGGCTTTTTTTGACAGAGGCTTGATTGTTTTGATTTTATCCCACATTAGGCTACGATCCTTTGTCTTCTGACTGCTTGATGGTAATAATCATTGAGTGATTTATCGGCTTTGAAATGGAGATCCCTTTCAACACCTAATCCAAATGTCAGCTTGAGTGTAAACTTTAACGATTGTAATTCTTCTAGGCTTACATAACCTAGTTCTGGACAACCTAGACCTAAGTCACACAAGCCATACAGTGTATCTTCATCGGCTGAATCCATTTCTGTTATAAGCCAAGTGCAAGCACCACCACCAAAGTATTTAACTACAGGTCTATGATCGTTGCCTCTGTTAGTTACATCTCCGTTACGCAACAGCTTTGCTTTGATTTCTTTCGTTAATAATTGCATTAGTTTCCTCCATATGTATTTTTAATGCTTGTTCTTCATGTAAATTGGCTATGCCGTCTTCTAAGTCTTGTTTGTTTTTGGCTTCATGAGCTTTGACTACGGCAATCATTTCTTCTTCTGATATAATTCTCATTCTTGTACCTCTGTCATTGAGTTGAGTTGTTTTTTCATATTTTTTAATTAGGCTATTTTTCATTGGCTTTTTCTTTCATTTCATAATCGTGTAAAAAAAAATCATTAGTTTTATAATCGTGTTTATGAATTACTTGCAGTTGAACCAATGTGCTTAAAGGCACGTTCTTGTATTTTTTGTCTTTGGGATTACAAGCATAGGCATACTTGGGTAGTATATGTTTAACTGCCCAGTTTCTTGGGTATGTGTCTTTGTCTTTTTCATCTGCCCAAGTATTTGCAGAAGCAAGGGCATCTAACGTAACTCTCCATTCTAATAATGTCATAGTTACTGTTACTGTTTCAGGTCGTTTATCCATTAGAATCTCCATATGTATTGATTAAAAACTCTATGTATTGCTTGGCTTTCAATAGGTCTTGCAGACCATCTTTGTCTTTGTGGCGAAGTACATATTTTATGACGTTGCCTTCACAAAACCCAAGATCGTTAGCTTGTATAAAATCAATTGGTTCTATTTTGTATTTTGAATAATGTTGAGGCGATATTTTATCTTTTGCCATATTGCACCTATGAAAAATGGGAGTGAGGAAGGATTTAAACCCCACTCCCTATCCGTTTTAGGAGTTTGCGAAACTAAAACGGAATCTCATCATCAGTATCAGAGTCAACTTTTGGAGAAGCTTTTACTCCAGTATCTGATAATGATTTAGTGTTGATAAGTCTGAACGTAGAAGACATTCCAGCTAACTTAATTTTGAAAGCAGTTTTCTTCTCTCCATCTTTTTCATAAGTCTCATTAATAGGCATTCCTTGTACGAATACAGTTGTGCCTTGCTTTGCATATGGTTCGATAACGTTAGTAACTAAACCTTTTCCGTTTTTGCCGTCCCAAGCTTCACAATTATACCAATGTGTTTTCTCTTGTTTACCACCAGACTTGTCAGTCCAGTTTTCATTAACGGCAATTGAAAAGTTAGCAACCTTTGTGTCGCCAACAGTCTTAATTACAGGTGGTTGTCCTATGTTACCTGATACCATGATTTGTGCTAAGTTCATCTTTTTCTCCTTTACGTTATAGATGATTAATGAAATGGGATTTAGCTTTGCCCAATGCAAATAACCCTTGGCTTTTTTCAAACCAAAGGCTATTCACATTACTGAAACTGAGGCGATATAAGGAGTTGCAATCTGCAGAAGACAACTTTTTTAAGACCTTATTTAAATCCCACAGAATCAATTCTTTTAATTTGATTAAATGTAGACATCAGGTATATTGTCTACGAAGTTGCAGTATTGCCAGAGGGTCGACCTATCTCTAACTGCATCAGCCTTTAAGATTATCTGGGGGGAACATGTACCCATCTAACCTTAAATCCATCTCGTTTTGGCTTTTCGTAACCTATTGTGCGTTTAAGAATGAATAGAACTATTGAAATGATTGCACCACCTAGGATACCAGCCATCATTCCAGCAAACGTTCCAGCAAACATGACGATCAATGCGACTGAGGCACTTATGTCTACGAGTATGTCAAAACATAGGATTCTTTTGATATTTAATTTAGCAAGTAAAAACAATATGGCACAAGCAGAAGCTATGCCAGCTATAAGGTAGAATAACATTACAGACTCCATCTATCTTGGTAAGCTTTGATTTGTAATCTTAACTCTTTAGCTTCTTCAAGGTCTCCATTTTGGATAGCATTATCTAATTCATGATGAAGCTCATCGTAACCAAGTAATATATCCATGCTTGGTAATCTTTTTGTTGTGTATGATACTGACATGTTAATCTCCTTGTTTTCTAATAACCACTTTGGCTTTTTGTCTGATCTTTACCTTAGCCACATTCTTTAATGATTTTTCCCATGATCTTGAGGTACTATGAATCTTACCTCTTCCTTTAATTCCTTTGCCCATTAAATTCCCCTTTGGCTTTCTGAGGCGATAAGGTTAGCCCAAATCTTAAAGGAGAGCCGAAGCCCTCCTATTTTATTTCAGATATTTAACCTTTGGTTTTTTAAAGCTATTCAAACATTCTTTAAATCGTGGATATAGGTCATATACTATGACACCTAAAACTCCACCAACTCCTGATATTAAAGAAACGGAAAGTAAAAGCACAAATATAAATGGGAAGAAAGCCAAGTATAAGATATTAGTTAATATTTTTATGATTAAATGTTTCATGTGATGTTCCTTTTAAATGATGGGAAGAGCCGAAGCCCTCCCCTAGTTATGTTACATTAAATGCTCTGGCAATTCTATGATACCATCTTGATTACTGAAGTCTAAGCAAAGGTCTTCAAAAGACTTTCGACTGTTTAACATAGTATCAAGAGTTAGTTTCTGGTTACGATTTTGCATACGTTTAACCTTTGCAAATTCAGATAACATAGTATATTTACCAAAGTCGATCCCAGTCTGACCTTTGATCGCTGGTCTGAAGTGGTAAACCAAAGCTTTGAAGGCATAATCCAATGATGCCCATTGCTGACGAAATTGATTAATCTTTTCATCACAGTCTTCAAGTTTGTTACCAGTAATCTCAATCCCAACATCTTGACGAACCAAGGTCTGTCTGTGACGTTTAAGCTTTTCGGCTTGTTCTTGAACATTGTCTCGCATCTTTTCAAACATGCGTGGTAATTGGTCTTGAAACTTGGCTTTGATGATGACTTCGTTACCATCTTCAAACATTTCTGCCATAGCCAAGCATCTTTTGATAAACTCCTGATCCCAAACTTCGTCATAAGGTACTTTAGGCTTAAATTCTTTTGCGATTTCATCTAATTGCTCCGTTGTTATATTGTTAAGTTCGTCTCTTGCTTCTTTCTCAGTTGAAGTAAGATATTGTTCCTCAATTTGATAAGTCATATTGTGTTCCTTTCAATAAATTTATAAGGGAGGATTATAGTTACAAATCCCCCCACTTTGGCTTTGAGATAATCAGTTCATATCGTGCTTGATTGTGATTAATTCGTGAACTCTTTGGGTATCTCCAGCATCAGTTGCTTGCTGTATGTCCCAATCTATTTGTGTTTGTGGGATAACATCTGATCTGAATGGAAGCCTATATAAATCTGTGTCTAGTAAATCCACAGTTGATGTATCTGTATATGAAATCATATCTTCTAAAACTTGAAGATCAGTTGGTTGGCTTTTCTTGAATAAGTTTAATTGATTAGTCATGTGATGTTCCTTTATATTTAAGTTAATTACTCCTACGAAACTGTAGGCTTGGCGTAAGCAACTGCCCATCGGAAAGGTTCTGTCAACTACTGAAATGAAGGAGAAAATCGTCTTTGTCGAACACTTGTGAGCTATTTTCTCTGCAATGGAATCCGTAGGAACTCCAACTTGTTGGAGGGTGGTTGATAGGTTCTCGGGAGATAGGCTCAACTAGAGGTTAAACTACAAATTCGTAGTAGTAGTTGTCCCGATAGGGACTCCTTATGTTTGGGCTACCTTTTTATAAAAGGTTGATATGATGAAGCAACGTCCCTTGACTTTATACGAAGATATAATGAAATGAAGTTAAGGCTTCAAAGAAGAATTAACGTAATGCAATTCTATCCCTATAATTATGGAGAGGAAACGGACTGGAGTCATATTCTACCCCAGATAGTTACCCGAATGGGTCGACACACCTATGTGTCGGTGAACTTAGCTTCGTAGAAGGTTAGTGAGTAGAGCTGGAATAAGGTACTGATTACAATGGCTTAACCTATGTGAATGGACACATATTATAACAATATGGTTATCATCTCGGAGAGCAATAGGAGTGACACACTAAATGAAAGCTAATTTAACACAACAA